GTTCACGCCCGGGTCAGGGCAGCTCGCCTCGTCGCGAGGATCGAGTGGCGGAACGGTTGTTCCTGCGGGAACGTATACGGAATTACTGGATACGGAGCAACCGGTCGCGAACGTCGTCAGGAATAGGGCAATCGCCAGCATTTTCAGAAATGATCTCAAGGGTCGTAGCCTCCAAGGCGTCCAGCTCTTTTTGGGTTCTCTCGGCACGCGCTCTGGACTCCGACGCGATCCGATCTGCCGTTTCAGCCCTCTTACGCTCGGCCTCCAAGCTGGCCTGCAAGGTGTCGTACTGGCACTCGGCCCGAGCCCCCCGGGCAGCGTCAACCCGGTTGTAGAGGGTCCACGCCCCCAAGGCTGCCGCGATAGCGACGACCTTGGCGACGGGGCCCATGACCAACCCTAGCAGGCGAGTAATCATCTGACGACCTCAATCATGGCGTGACGATCAGGTCCCGCGTTTTTTCCTGTTCTGTGGTCATCCAGCCGCGCACGCTGGGCCTTGACCATCTGCCAGACGACGTAGATCGCCAGCCCGGCCATGACCCACGGACCGGTCGCGACAACCATGTCCCGCAGAGGTTCGATCTTACCCAGAAGGCCCGTAGCGTCGTCGAGTTTACCGCCGAGGGCTTCCACGGCTTGCAGGCCGATCCCGACCGCGCCCGTGCCACCTACGACGACCGCCGCACCGTTGGCCTTGTCCGTGGCCTCTATGGTCTTGGAGCCGCCGGTCCGGAGGTATTCTACCGTGGCATTTAGCCGCTCGGGCGCGATGTCCCGGGGCCGCGCCTTCAGGAGGGCCGCCATAAACTCGTCGTCGATTCCCACGTAGATCGGGAGGTTGTTGTCAGCCCGGAAAGCCAATACCGCCCCGCGCGTGAACGTGCCCCACACACCGTCAACGCCGCCGACCTCGGTGTACCCGAGGGCCCGGAGACGACGCTGTACCGCCTTGAGAGCTTCCCCGTCCGTAGGTGGGTTCTCTGCGGCCGCTGGGGCCCACGGCGTGTCCTTAATTTTGGTCCACTTCTTATAGGCCGCCTCAAGGCGCGTGTGGTAGCCCTGCACGGCGTAAGACGGCCCGTTGTAACCCCGAGCGACCGAAGCCCAACGGTGGGCCCGGAGGTCGTCTGCCAGCCCTGCTGCCGTGATGAAGCGCACCATGGCTTCAAGGTGTTCCTGCTCGTCGGTCAGGAAAGCCTTCACCATGTCCTCGACTGTGCGGTATCCGGCCATGGCGAAGTTCTCACCGAGTATCTGCGGAAGTCCCCACGAGGACGCCAAGAGCGCGGCAGTCGAGTTGACGGCCATGGCCTCGCGCAGGCGCGGGTAGGAGTCGCTGGGGTAGTCCCGCTTCCAGTCCTTGTACGCCAGCCCCAGACGGACCGCCTCGTCGCGCTCTGACCCGGACAAGTTGCGGTAGAACACGTGGGGCTCGAATAGCATCGCCGGGCGGCCACGGCTGTCAAAGCCCGAGCTCCGGGCCTCCACCTCCATAAGGGCGTGCAGCTCGTCCTCACCGACGCCGATGCGGTAGCCGATGATCGGCAGGTCGAGGTCGTCGAGGCGTTTGGCAGCGCCCACGAAAGAGGTGTTAGGTTCCATGATTTTTATCCTGCGTCTGGGAGGCCGCCCGAGAGTACGTCGGTTCCGTTGTGCATGACCACGACCGTCGCCACCTCTTCTGCCCGGACGAGCCGGACGTAGAACGTCGTGCCCACGTCCATACCGGCCGAGGCAAACTCCAAAGAGCCCCGCGTGTGAAGGAGGATTCCCGCGTCACCGTCCCCCGGGACTGTGGCCTCTGCGGCATGGACCTCCAACAGGTCGCTTGTGCGGAGCTGGATCAGAATGTCCTTGGGGTCTTCGGACACGGAAACCCAGCCGTCCACGCTCGTAATTTCTAGCTTGTTCGTAATCATCTTGGCGCTCCTTGCCGGTTAGTTCTTAGTTACGCACCGGCCGTAACGCCGTCGTGGGTAAGGTCGATGTTGTACGGGCTCGCGACATCGTACGACAGTACGGTGCCTGCGGCCAAGGGTGTAGCCGAGTTCAACCGAGCCACGTCCCGGGTTTCAAGGTAAGAGTCCGACACCTTCACGCTCCGGTACTCTATGTTGACTGCCGCGCCCGTTGGGTCTTGGATCACGACCCCGTAGTGGATCAGCTTGCGGCAGTATATCGGCGGGATGGTGATCTCCATGCCGACGGTCAGGCTGATAGGCTGCGAGTCGTACAGCACCTTTTTGATCGTTCCGCCGCTACCGTCAAACTCCACGACGTAGACCCGCGCCGTGAAAGCCACCGTGTTCTTTGGGCGCAGCTTGGTCATCATGCGGTCGTCGAAGAACCTGAAACGGTAGCCCTTTATGGCGAAAGCGGAAGTGGAGACCCCGGTCACGGCCAAGTTGAAGTTGACCGGCGAACCGGCCGGGACGGGGTTCGCCACGGCCCTAGCCACCTCCTGTTTCGCGTAGCCAAGGGGCCACGGCTGCGGGAAGTTTGCAACGTACGACGTGGCCCAAACGCGACCATCATTGGAATACTGAATGTACGCGAGTTTCGGCAAATACCAAAACTGGGAAGAGCCGGACATGTCCTTGCCCAGCGTCACCGAGTTCACAGCGACGTTCGCACCGAAACCGAAGTCGTACCCTGCGTACGCGAGCGGGAACGTCGGACTGACATCCCCCAACCCGACGTTCACGTCACCAGCATCTACGAGCAGAGGCGACAGGTTGCCCCCGACGCGGGCGATCAGTTTCGCCGGATCGGTCAGGAGGTTCGGGCCGCCCGCCGTGGCGTGGAACCCGAGGTACGTCGCGATCCAAGAGTTCCCTTCCGACACCGTTTGAGACATCAAGACCCGCCAGAAGCGCTTCTGGTTTGGATCGACAAACGGCCGGTACACGTTTTCAGCGTTGACCCGCAGTCGGATATTGTCAGGCTCCCACGTGATCGCTTTGGAGAAGCTGTCTGTCCACGTCGCCCCGTTGTCGGACCATTGGAGCTTTAACACCTTCGGGATATGCAAGTCCCCGGCTTGCTGCACGTTGACCCACTCGAACTCGACGATGGACTTAGGGTTCGCCGCCCCGAAGTCGTAGCCGACCCAGCGGGACGTAGCGTCAGTTGGCCGAGCGTACCACTTGGTGGTCTCGTTGCCGTCAAACATGAAAGTGCCGTCGTCGTTTGCGCTGTTGCTGGACCCCCAGATCGGGGTCCCGCCCGTGGCGACCCCCGTGCCGCTCGCGGCGATAGAATCGAAGAAGTAGAGCTGCCCGGCAGCGATGTCGTTGTTAGGGGCGTATGTCTCTTGCACGAGAACACGCCAGTACCGGTGGGGGCTGACACCGGGGTTGGCCGCGCCGCCGATCATAATGGAGGACGCTACGGTCCCGAGTAGGATAGAAATCATGTCAGATCACCTATTAGGTTGTACGCGTTTCCGCCTTCAGGGATCAACGTGGCGCTGGAAAATTTAGACCGAAGGCCGAGGCGTCCGTCCGCAGAATTGATCGTCACTCCGGCAGCGGCCCCGACAGTTACCGCGCCGTCGCCCTTGCGGATGATAGTCAAGGGCTGGACGTTCGTAAGGCCCGTCGGGATCGTGACGACCGTGCTGGTGGCCGCGTTCATCCGGATCACTTTGTCACCAAAGAAGTCCGCGTTCACGAGAGAGTACGAGGCGGTCTTGACCGTCTGGACCAACGGCACGGGCGCAGCGCTATTCTTCCACGTCGTGCCACCGAGGGCCGCGTCAATGGCTGCAATAAGCCGGGTCTGGTGAGTTGAGCTCTCGTCGATCCGTTGCCACGCTGTCCCCGTGTAGGTGACGAAGGCTGACTCGTCCGCGACGTAGAGCGTCCAACCGGCTTTGGGGGTCAGGTAAATCCATTGCGCGGAGCCGCCTACTGGCGTGTCCCAGACTGCGACCTTGTTGGGGTTCGTGCCGTCCGTGGACTTCATCAAATAGATGTCGCCTGTGGCGGGCGTGCCCGGGAGGTTGGCCGACCGAGACTTCACGGCACCCTGCAAGAGTGCCGAGACGGACCGGAAGTTGGCTTCCATGTCAGGCCCGTAGCCGTTTGAGCCGATGGTCCAGCCTGCCTTCAGGCCGAGGCCCGGTAGAGTGCGTTCACCGGCCATTGCGTGTCCTATCCGTCATTTTCGCTCCAATCGTAGCCGAAGTTATTGCCCCAACCAAGGCGCTCGATCTCAAGGGTCCGTTTAGCCCCTGTTATAGATTCGACGCCATCACGGACAGAGTAAAATCCGATGTCATAAAAACGGTACTTCAGAAGGTTCTCGGTCGGCATATCGAAAGCCGTGCCGGTCAAGCCGTCGAATACCATCTCCACGTTGGCCGTACCGGCGGCCACGGCCTTGATCCGGGTAGTCTGGCCGGTCTCGGGCGTGACCGTGCTCGCGTTCCATTTGTTCGCCACGGCGTCCTCGGACGTGCGGTTCCGGTTCGCCCATGTCAGCGGCACCGTCAGTGGCACCGACCCGGAGAGGTACTGCTGCGCGCCGAAGCCCTTGCCGTTGATCTGCGTCTTTGCGGGGCGGAAGGGGGCGTGGATACGCTTGCCGACCGTGTACGTCGTGAGGTCCGTGTCGCGTACGTCCAGAAGGCCGGACCGGGTGCGGGGCCGCAAGTAGTATGACACCGCGTCTCCAATGAAGACCTCGCGGTTGTCCGTGTTCGTCAGAGAGCCGACAACGCGCCAAATCCGGGCCGTGGGGCCCCAAGTCAGGGGTACGGTGTCCCAGAGGCCCCGTACTACGCGCCACGTCTCATTGGCCGCCACGCTGCCGTCAGTCATTATCCACTCTTGCTGACCGCCGCCCTCGATCATGTAGATGTCACCAATTTGGGACCGGGCTCGTTTCAGGGCTTCCAGCAAGCCTTCGGGCAGCTCGCTCGTATTCTCAGGCACCAGTGAGACGCCCAGCTCCGATGTCGTGGCCGGGGAGAACGAAGCGACCTCACCGAGCGAGCTGGAACCCGCGCCGTCTACGACAGTGGCCGTGGCCGTAACTTCGATGATCGCCATGTCCGGGTCGTTCACGTAGAACTGGACAGCGGAGAGTGGATAGGAGTCGTCCACCTCGTCTATGGTGTAACCGTTCGTCGTCATCAACGGCAGGGGTGGTTCGGTGACATAGATGTACTCGGCCTTCGTGGGGGGTGCGTCAGGATCGACCCACTCGACGGCTTGGGGCTCTTGGAAGTCGATCTTGGGGGTAGCGTACACGTCCTCGGTCGCTTCGATTACGATCTCCCGGTCCGTGGTATGGCCCCAGTCCACGCCGTTGAGCCGCAGGACCATCTCGGAGATGCCCTCTTCCGGCCAATTTAGGATAACGCAGCCGCCGGGCGTGGAGTCAAAACCCTCCCGGTTCACCTTCAGCTTGACCGTGGTCAGGAGGCGGCTGGCTTCAGCCACGTCCCGGTCCGCGATCTGCTGGGCGAGGAACTTATTGCGCACGCCGTAGTAGTCCCGGGTCTCCGAGACCACGCGACCTTGGACGGCCACGACCGCATTGTTCTCGGCCGTGACGGCTTCAGGTTCCTCGGTGAAAGGCTCCGTGTACGTGACGCGGATTTGGTTGATTACGTCCGGCCAGCCGCGTTTCTTCAGGCTGACGACCTCGCAGTTGCCCGGCCCAAAAACGGCGAGCTCCGACTTCACGTAGTCGTCCCGGATCAGCTTCAGGGTCCACAAGCCGGTCGTCGGGTCTTGGAACTGCATCGCCTTAATGTGGTCTAGGATTTCAGAGCTGAAGTTCTCGATGGAGTCCTGATCCATAAGGCGCATGGACAACCCGAACATTTCAGTTTTCAGGGTCGCAGCGGCGGCGAGGTACGACGCCTTGTTGAAGGCAGACTCCGGGTCCCCCTTCCCCCAGTCCGGGTTTGTCATAAGCTCGTAAAGCATATGCGCCGGGTTCGCGTCCGGGCACTTGCGGTAGTTGAGCGAGCCGTCCGGGTTGAGCTTGTTCGTAGACTGCACGAAAGCCCCGTTCTCGCGTTTGATGATGGGCCAGATATAGCCGTCTGCCGATAGGCCCCGGGGCCTGCGCGTCACGTGGGCTACGGGTGGCGGGAGGTACGGATTGTTTGTGCCCCAGCGGAAACCAAACTTCGGTCCCTGCGCGTGCTTAGACGCGAAGACCTTACCGATGATCCCGATCTTGGCGACGATGGCCCAGAGGAAATCCTCTTCGGTCATGCCCCCGTCAGGATCGTACTGCGACGACGACAAGCCGGAAGCGTTCTTCTCGCCCCGGAAAAACATATGGGCGAGGCCCCGGTACCCCGAGACGTTACTGTTGATCTCACCGAACCGGGCGGCCAGCTCGGGGCTTGAAATCTGGTCGTCGCCGCCAAGATAGAACTCGACGACGCCCGAGAGGCCCCCCTCTTTTTCGTCACCGCCGAAGAGCTTGTCCTCGTCGATCTCAACGCCGCTGTTCTCCGTGATCGGGTACTGCCATGCGATCTTATCTTTGACCGTGATCGAGTTGATCGCGTCAAGCGGCCCGTGGCAAATCCCGTAGTCCATGGACATCAAGTAGTCGTAGATGTCTGGTTTTTTACTGCCCTTGCCCACTACGCGGACTCCTCTTGTGCGATCCGAGCGTCAGCGGATGCCACGGCTCTCTGTATTTGTTCGTCGTCTATCTTGCGCATTTCTTCAAGGGGCAGGCCCTCCCCGCGAAAGAACTGGCGGCGGTCTAGGCCGAGCTCCACGCAACGGCGCTCCGAGCCTTTGGCGCAGAGGCCGACCCGGGCGCAGTCGCTCAAGGTCAGGTACTTCACCATCACTTAGGCTTCCGCGTCGTGATGCTCTTGTCGCCGTAATACAGGACGTTGAGGCCCTTCATTTGGACGGAGCCGAATACCACGGGGATCGCGCGACCGGCCTCGGCCGTGGGCTCTTGCAAGTCGTCCACGGTCGTAGGCTTCGGGGGCTTGGGCTTCGGCATAAGGAGGTAGCCGATGACCATGGAGCCGACCCCGATCAGGGCGATGGCTAAAAACGGAAGGGGCATTAGGGTCTACCTCACGTGTGGTTGTTCTTATTGATCGGGTTCGACAGCGGAATGTACGGGTGGCCGCCGAAGTTCACGATGTTGCTGAAGCGGTCGCGGCAATGGTCGGTCGTATGGCCGCAGCCCAAGGATAGCGCCATGTCGTGCCCGGGGGCAATGTCCCGCACGGGGGCGTCCGTCCGGATGGTGACTCCGTTCGCGCCGAGGATGCTGACATACTCCACGCCGTATTCCCCCTGCCACGACAACACGCCACCAATGAAGGCGCTGACCGAGTAGGCCCCGTTCCAGCCCGGGTCCAGCTTGACGCCAGCGCTGTACGTCGTGTCGAGCGTGGCCTGCACCGTGTGGTCCTCCCGGACAGCCTTGCACTTGTGGCCGTAGAGGACGTGCTGGCAGGACCGCTGGTAGAACATGCCGAGGGCCGGAGACCGCATACCCGCGCCGAGCGTGCTGCACGACAGGACGATGGCGGACCGTTCCCGATTACTCTCGACGATCCGGCCGAACCAGTGGTTCTGGAACGTGCCGCCCGCGCCGTGCCAGCCCGAGGGGTCGCCCGCCGCAGGGACATGGCCCTTGAGGATTTTGACCGTGACGATCCGGCGCGGGGACAGGCCCGTAAACAGGAGCGCGATCTCCGAACCGGACGCAACCCTGATCTTGGTTTCAACCGCTTCCCCGCGACCCTTGGATTTAATTGAATCGTGGCTGATCGTAATTGGAATATACGTGTTGCCATTAGCCAATACCACGGGGGCGTCCGCGTTCGTATAGCGGTAGACCTGCTCTTCCGCGTCGCCATAGCGAAACTCGAATAGCTCTGCCGGATTGCCCCGGTTCTTGGAGGTTTCATAATTGCTTACGGGCATATTAAATTATCCACGTCATATCCGAAGCCCCAGTCGTGGGTGCAAACTTGGAAAGCGTTCTTTAGGTTGAACAGCGAACCGTTAGGGTCTCGCTGTACGATGAAACGGGCTTTAGCCCAACGAGCCCCCGGCGGTATCTTGGCTTGGAGGCTAATGTCATACAACCCGCCGTGGCTGGCGTCCCCCGAGTCCCCGTCATCGACGATGCTCCATTTGTACGCGGGGTTCGTGTCCGTTGCCGGTCGGTTTATGGAAAGTGTATCCGAAAAGTTCGCGAAGAAACCGAACTCGATACCGGCCACCCACGCGCCGAAGTCATTGCCATAGTAGTTTATCAGCGTGGGGGAGCCCACTACGGACTTGCCGGAAGAGCTGGCGTAAACGAAGCCGAGGCCCCGGTCTATTGCAGACATGGACAGGCCGGTCGCCGCGATGTTGATCGCCGCGTAGTATTGGTCCGCAGCGACCCACGGGCCATTGTGCTGGGTCGCTTTCGTCGTATCGAGTACCGGTGGAGAGCAAACGGCCGCTGGCACGGTCATGTACCGAGTCGGCAACGCTTTGAACGTCAGGCTTATTTCAGCAACGGAATTGGTTTCCCAATTAACGACAAGCCGGTCTCCGACTAATCTGGACATTAGCGCAAAACATATTGTTGAATTGGCCGTATTCTCTTCCCACTTATCCACCATGGTCAAAACCGTATTGCCGTCGGTGTCTTTATTCATCGACTCAATGCGGTTTAATTGCCAACAGCCCGAGGGGAATTGCACGGCGAGCGTATTGAAAACCTCGTCTTGGTTATAGGCCGTGTGAAAGTCATGCCCCTCAACCCGGAGTCCGGTATTGCCTGCCGTGCCGCCGCCGACGCGAACGAGGTCGCGGGTGCGCGTGGGTGTCCAGAACGGGAGCTGCGCGCCCTTCTGCCGCATGAAGAAGCCGATCATCTCGTCCACGGCCCCGGTCGTCATTAGGGTAAAATTCATGGTCTCCATGATGCTCGTGAAGTCCGTGTACCGCTGCACGTCGATCAAACCGACCCCGGTGTCCATGGTGTCGCGGTTGTCATCGAACTCTACGGAAATCGCGTTCGCCCAGTTGGGCTTGGTCAGGAAGACCTCGTAGCCCTCGTGGTAGCGTTGCTCCGTCTGCAAGCCTGAATAGTCCACGAAGCCCGGGTTCACGTCGAGCCGGAGGGTCGCCCGGCGATGCCTGCTGACCAGCGACGCGAGGTTGACCTTGGACGCATAGCGAACGTCCCGGCCGAGACACACCTTGTCACCCACGGTGAATGGCTCCGAGGGGGGTGCGGTCAGGAATACTGTGGACACGCCGACGCTCTCGATCTCGACGACCTCTTGCAGGTCGCGCCGGTCGAGGACGAGCTTGGTCCCGGGCTTCATCCACCACGGGACCCGGCGGTCTAGGCCAAGTACCGGGGACCCCCCGGAGGTGTCTGCCACGAGCCGGGCGTACCGCCAGCTCACGGGCAGCACGTAGAGGCCATCCGTGGGCCACTCCTTCAGATCGGCCGCCACGCGCCGCGCCAGAGCGTCAGTGGAGTCGGAGGTGAACTCGAAGAAGGTGCGGGGGACCTGACGCATGGACTCCCGCTGCTCGCTGCCGTCGTGGGCCTCGTGGATGAAGGTCTGGAACTCGTACTCTTCCCGGACGACCGATGACCAGTTTGGCTCGGGGGCCACGATTGTCCCGATGCGGGTCTTGGCGGTATCCACGGTTAAATCTCCAATGCTGCCCGGATCGCTTCTTTCGAGGACCGAATCTTATTGACCAAAATCTCTTCCCCAGCGCTATCACCCAAAGCCGCCTCAAGGAAGCTCGGGCCGTCGATGGCGTTGACGATACGCATAGGCCGCTTGGACTCGCCGCCCCCGCCGCCACCCTTGGCGTTGCCGCCGTTGAGCGCGTGCCGGGGATCGTCCCGGGTCAACATCTCTTCGCCCTCTTTGGCGATGATCGGGACCTCGCCCGCACGCAGGCCGATGACGCCGCCCTCGTGGAACTTGGCAGCCCCGGTGAAGACCGAAGGGCTGACCTGACGCGTGGTGTTGCCGCTGCCCACGCGAGAGCTGCCCACCACGCCGCCAGTGTGGCCCGAAGCGAAGCCCAACAGGCCGCCGAGGGGCGTACCGGCCGTGGCCGCCTTCAGGGCGTTGAGGATTAGCTGCTGGACGATCATCTGACCGATCTTGATCAGGAAGTCCGAGGCGAACTGAAGGAAGGCCGTGCGTGCAGCTTCCCCGATGCTCGTACCCTCCGCGACCGACTTAGCGAAGTTGTCGAAGGCGCTGGTCAAGCCGCTGACCATAAGCTCCCCGACCTTCTCCCACTCGATGAAGCTCTTGGACCCTTCTAGGCCAAACTGCGCCGCGCTCGCGCTGGCCGCGTTTAGCTTCTCGATTGCCAGATCAGACTCGGCTCCGCCAACGGTCGCCCAGAGCGCCTTGGCGTTCTCAATGGCGGCCATAAGCTCCGTGTTGATCTCGGCCATTTTGGCGCGAAGCTCTTCCTGAAGCTCGGTGTTGCCGGTCTCTTTGGCGATGTCGAATTGCTCTTCGAGGGCCTGCCGCTGCGCCAACAGATTGTTGACGGCCTCTTCGGCTTCCTTGGCCTTGTTCGCCCCGGCAGCCGCGAGCTCTTTCGCGTTGGCCAGATCATAGGCCAGCCCGACTTGCTCCCGGATCGTGGCGAGCTCGGCCTCGGAGATGTCCGGATCGTCGGCCCGGGCAGCCCGGATCGCAGCTTCGATGTCGGCTTCGCGTTCCTTCTCGGCGTTCTTTAGGCGCTGCTGCTCGATCTCGAACGCGCCGTCCGAAAGGCGCTGGTCCGTGGATTCCTGCGCGTCGGCTGCGGCCTTGGCTGCGTCTTCTGCGGCCTTCTTAGCTTCCTCCGCGCGCTTTTCGTCCCCGGCTTGGCCAGCGGCGATCTGGTCGTCTCCGGGGTCAGACGCCAAGAAAATGGCGGCTTCGTTGTTCCGGCGCTCTTGGTTGATCCCGCCGTTGTCACCACCGAGCCCCCGGATCGCAGCCGCAATCTGTTCGTCAGAGCCCGTGCGCAGGGCTTCGACGATACGATCCGGGATGGAGCCGTAGTTGTACGCGATGGAGGTCAGCGCGGCTTGCTGTTGCGGATTGAAGGTGTCGAACCTTTCGGGGGTGGCTGCTTCGCGCGCGGCAGGCATAAACTCGGTCGTGATCCGGCGGCGCAGGTCACGCTCTGCGTCAGCTCGGCTTACCCGCATACCCTCCGTGATCTTTACGATACTCTCGTCTGCGAGCGTGATCGTGTCGGAGCCGTACCCGGCCCGGTAGATGTTGGGGCCAACCTGATTACCCGACGCGTCCGTGCGAGGGTCGTTGTACGCGGTTTCCCGGAAACCCTCTTTGGATCGGATTAGGCTGGACGAGGCGAGGACCCCCGTGCTGCCCTCTGCCATCCCGGCGATGTCGTTATTGTAGTTTTCCCCGAGCTCGTCCTTGGCCTCGCGCATACGCTCCAAGACCGCCAAGAACTCTTCGAGGCTGGACACGTTGTTCATGGCCTGACGGCCGATAGCGTCGATGGCGTCGGACGCCTTCATAAACTCAAGTTCGCGGTTGATGGACTCGATGCTCTCCCCGAGCTCGTCCATGGCCGCTTTGAACGCGATAGCTTTTTCGGCGGCCACGTCGCCCATGTCCACGGCAGCCGCCTTGGCACTGTTGCCGAGCCGGTCGAAGGCAGCGGCCGCCTCTTCAGCGTCGTCCCCGGTGGCAGCTACGATGTCGCCAGCCTCTTCGGCCGCGTCCTGCGCGGCTACAAGGGCCTTGGCCGCTTTGATGACCGCTTCGCCGTAGTCGATGGACTCCTCGGAGCCGTCGGAGAACGAGACGTTGGCTTTGTCCAAAGCGTCAATGAAGGCGTCGCTCTCAAGCTCCCCGGCTTTGAACGAATCTACGATCCCGCCGATGGCCACCTTGTAGTCATCGGCAACGCTGAAAATCTCCTGCCCGGCAGACAGGTTATAGCCAAAAAAGTTAGTGAGGAAGGAGTCGTTGCCGTTGGCCAACTTGTCCATCGTGCCCTGTAGATCGAGCGCTGCGGCCTCGACCCGGGCGAGGTTTGCGATTGCCTCGGACGCGGTGATGTCCTTGAGGGTTTCGCCCCACTCTTCCACCGAGCCGCCAACCGCGTCATAGGCGTCGCGAACCTTGTCCACGAGCTCTTGGTGTGCGTGCATGGCTTCGCTGGCTTCGTCAGCCTTGGCAGCCCATAGGCCGATGCCCACCGATACCGCCGTGATCAACAGGCCGATGCCCGTGGACGAGAGTAAGAGGCCCATCGCCCTTGAAAGCACGCCAACCTTTAGCGCGGCCTTGGCCGTAGCCGCAGACGCCCGATCCGCCGAGGACGAGAACTTGGACAGTCCGAGTGCGGCACCGATGGCGTTGTCCCGCGCCGAATTAAACGCGGTGCCAATGGCGAAAATGAAGGGGATCAGCTTGATCCCGAAAAACGCCAGACCGGCAGCGATCACCAGACCGAAGTTGTCCGCCAGCACGGCGACGACATCGACGAGCACGCCCGTAGCGGCCGAGGCCCGCGCCATGAAGGCTTCAAAGTCCGCGCTGCCCAGAACCTCCGCCAGCTTGTTCGCGAGCTCGGTGAAGGACTCGATGAAGCCCCCCTGACCGAAGTTCACAAGAGCTTGGAAGGCCGCGTTCTTCAGGCGACCCAGCGCAACGGCTGTGCCGTTCAAGGCGTCAGACAGGCCGGGGCCAAAACGCTTGTCGAGCTCGTCAGCGAACGGGACCAGAGCGTCGGCCGCGACCTCGCCGTTCTCCATCATCTTGATCAGCTCGGCCGTGGTAACGCCCAGACCGTCCGCCATGATCGACAGCGCTCCCGGGAGTCTGTCCCCGAGTTGTTGACGGAGCTCTTCCATTTGGACAGCGCCCTTGGAAACGATCTGGGTCAAGGCGGTAAAGACGCCCGCCATCTCTTCATTGGAGCTGCGGTTTACCCGTGCCGCTTCTGCGACAGACAGGAAAATCTTGCGGGTGTTTTCGCCCTCAAGATTCGTGCCCTTGGTGGCGATGGCGAACTTGGAATACTCTTGCGCCAGCACGCCGAGCTCCACGCCGAGCCGGTTGGCTGTCCGGCGCAGGAAGTCCATCTCGTCAGCTTGCGCTTGGGTGTCCCCACCGATGGCGACGCCGAGACGCGACTGCGCAGCCTCAAGCGTGGTGTACGCGGTGACGACGCCGCCGAGTAGCTGGATCACGCCGTAGAAGCCGCCGTAGGCAGCGATCAGGGACAGGACCTCGCCCCGGAGGCGCTGCGTGTAGCTCAAGGTCGTGCGCGTGTCGCCGTGCAGCTTCCGGTACGCGGCGGACAGGCGTGCGGTTTCACCGGCTGCCGTGCGCGTGGCGGAGCTGGATTTCTCGGTCGCGGCCCGATAGGCGTTGGTGCTGCCCGTAGCCGTGGCGGTCGCGCTGTGGACCGCCCGGATCGCCTGCCGCTCGCGGAAGCCGTCGTTCGCGATCTCCTTCATGGACGCGGACAGCTTCTCTTGCGCCGCGATGAAAGCTGCCTGCACGGACGTTACCGAGGACATCTCGTTTTTCATGCCGCCAAACGCACCGGTCAGCGATTGGAGGGACTCCTCCTGAAGCATGAAGGCGAAGTGCGCTTCGTTTGCACGCTGCGAGGCAAAGGCGAGCTGGCGGGCCATCTCCCGCGTAGGGACGCCGACGAGGCCGATGCGCGTGGCGAGCCGGTCCGCTTCGCCCGAGAGCTCGGCAAATTCAGCCTGCGCCTTATTGGCGGCCGCCGCTTGCTGGGCGAGCTGTTGGGACAGACCCTCTTGGGACAGGGACACGCCCTGCGCCGTGGCTGCCTTGAACTTGGACGCGGCCTCTGCCAGCTCGACGTATTTTGCTTCAGCTTGGTCCAGCTCGCCGGACTGACGGCTCAACGCGGCCGTGGCCTTGGTCAGGCTTGCGTCAAGGCGGTCTTGCTCCCCGGCGGCTGACCGGGAGATCGTGGCCAAGCCGGACACGTTGCCGGTGATCTTGGTCAAGATTGTCTGCTGCTGGGCGAGGGTCGCGGCTGACCGTTCGCTCTGGGCGGCAAAGATCGCCACGGCGGAACCGGCCGCGTTGAGCTCGCCGGAGATCGCTTGGTACTCGGCCCGGAGCTCCGCGACTTTCGCCGCGCCGGAGGCTACCGCGCGCTCGGACGAGGCGAAGTTTTTGATCAGGGTGGCACCGGGCTTTTCCGTACCGGCCATCTCGATTGCGAGGTCTTCATACCGGGCGGACGCCTTGGCCAGCGACGCAGACTGTTTGTCGATCAGGCCGGGGATAAGGGCCTGCCGGGCAGTCAGCTTATCGACGGCGGTCGTAGCCGATTTGAGGCTCGCCTCAAGCTGGGTGTTCTCGGCCTTGGCCTTGGTGACGGCTGCCGTCTGTTTGGCTTGCGCAGCGGTCGCCCCGGACAGCTTCGCGGCATACGCGGCGGTGATCGCCCCGGAGCGCGTTACGGCGGCCCCCAGACGGTCAACTTCGCCCTCGGTGCGGGAGATGGTGGTTTGCAGGTTCGCTACGGCACCGTCAGCCTTTGACATCTCTTTTGTCAGGCTGTTGCCGATGTCGAGACCTTTGACCGACTTTTGCAGATCGCCAATCGCAGCGCCAAGCGAATTGAGGGAACCTTCGGTATCCCCCGACTCCGCTTGGACGCCTTTTTGTGCGTCTAAGAAACCGTTGAGGGCCTTCGTGATGGAGGTCACGACCTTCTCGGCTTCATCCTTGGCTCGGATTACTAGGTCTACGTCTTTCCGCGCCATGGGCGGTCTCCTATCATTCCGGTGAGAATAGCGCCGCTACTGGCTTCGTCTCGACGTTGAGGGCTTCGAGACGCTTTGTAAACGCTGTCCGGGACTTTGGCGACAACATACTGCCGATAGCGAGCTGAAGGAGGGACGCCTCTGACGCACGCTCCGCACTCTCACGTTCAATGATTAGGCTTGCTTCGTCTGCCACCCTGCCGAGCGTGTAATCGAACGCGACAAGGTGGTTGTGGCTCAATAGGAGGCTGACCCGTTTTCTCAGGCCCCAGTACCAGTCTGCAAACCCGGGACCACATTCGTCTTCAGGGCCCCAGATACCTCCCCGATCATCTTTGTCAGGGACCCCAGTAGCTTTTTTACTTGAGACTCCGAGTAGAAGGTCAGGTGGAAAATGGTCTCGATGGCTTCCATCTGGGCGAGGACCGGGAGGTCGCGGGCCAGTGCCATGCCGTCTTCGTTATACTCTTCTGCGGCCAGTGCGATGACGGCGGCAGCGATGTCGGGGAACTCTTTGGCGAGCTGAAGGATGATGTCGCGAACGTCATCGGGGTTGAGGCTCCCGGCGTCCCGGCCGCTGGTCAGCTTGGCGAACATAAGGGTCAGTTGCGCGCCGTGCTCTGCGACAAGCGCCATGACATCATTGGTCGAGATGCCACGAACATCGAACGATTGCGTCTCGTCCACTTTGACAGCTTCGCGCCGTACTTTGATTGAGGATAGTTTAGCCACGGGGTTTCCTTTGGTCGGTGATCAGGGGGAGAGGGGGTGGCCGGGGCGCGCGTGCGTCCCGGCCGAGGTCTTACGCGTAGACCGGCTTGTTGTCGCGGTAGATGGCCTCGCCACCTTCCGGCTTCAGGATTTCCAACGAAAGCGGGATAGCCTGCCAGTCGTCGCCCTTCAGTGCGTAATCGCCTGCGGAGCTCAAACGAACCGATGGGAAGTAGAACACGCAATCGTCGCCGCGTGGGTTCTTCGTGTTGTAGAGCATCGCGCAATGCACCGGGTCCGAGCCGGAGATGACGCGGTGGCGCGTGCTGGACTTGACCGCGAAGGTCACGTCAACGTCGGCACCTTCGATAGCGACGGTGGACGTATCCACGAAGGACACGAGGCCAGCGTCAAAATCGACGGTGTAGTCAACATTCAAGACCAGTGGCGTGACGCCCACGGCCAGCTCGAAGCCAGTCGGATCAATGCCGAAGTAGCCGACCGGGTTCGTCAGAGAGACGCCCAGCTTGTAGCTATGACCGGCCATGATGCCTTCCAGCGTTTCAGTGCTGGACGCGACGAGGGCTTGCGTGATCTTGGTGGAGTCGCCGTTGAAAAACAGCGCCATGTTTTCGGGCGAGATGTTGTCCGTGGTGAGCGAACCGGTGCGGTTCACTTCCAAGGTAACGCTGGCGTCTTTTTCGCGAACGCCTTCGTCCGAGTTATAGTGATCGAGCGAGGTGGACTCGATGTTGAGGGACAGCTCCGGCGTGTTGCCGATGTAGCGGAAACCGCCGATTACGCCGTCCGTAATACGGGCGACGTGGACTTTGCCGCGCCCGAGGGTGTAGTTCTGTTCTGCCATATCGTGATCTCCCGTATGGTCGTTGCGTTACTCTGAATAGGGGTCAGCCAAGTTCTCGCTAAACTCTAACGTAATGGTGAGCCAGAAGTAAGCCTTGGCTGAAATCTCTTCAGGAGGCCGAACGACCCCAGCCCCGATATACATCTCCAACACGTTACGGGGAAGCCCAAATATCCCGCCTTCATCTATCTTGGCCCGCTCTTGGATCAGGCGCTTTTTCACGTCCGCCATCAGGATATGCGCGTTGTCCGTGGGGTTGTCCCGGTCATCCTTGACCCAGCCCTGCACCATAAGCTCCCATGGGCCCTTGGTGACAACCGCGCTCCGGGGGCTCGGGAGCTGGTCGATGGGGATCGGGACCTCAAGGATCGCGAGCGAGGGGATGGGCGTCTCTTCACCGAAAACGATCCGGCCCCGGAACACGTTGTCCCCGATGTCCGAGGCGTAGCCATTGGCCACGGTGATCTCTTTCAGGACCTCGGTCATGCGCTTGTGGACTTCGAGCCGGATGGGGTTTGCTAGTGCCATGTTAGATTCCGATCAATCGTAGGAACTCGTTTGTGAGGTCTTCTGCTACCCGGGGGGCCATGTCCGTGGCAACACCGTCACCGTCATTGGCGCGGAATATCTGGCTCACCGAGGGGCCGTACAGGACGTAGAGCCCGGAGGCCACGCGTCGGGAGAATAGCTTGTTCTTCATGGTCTCGCCCGGGCGGAGCCGGATCGCCAGACCGAGGTTTGCGGTCGTGTCCGTGGTGCCGCCACCGGTCCCGGGGAGCTTGATCACGAACGCACGTTTCATTAGGCGAGCTTTGCCGGGGGAGACCTCGACGTAGACCCCGAGCTTGCCGGGCTTGGCGTTACCTTGGACGAACCGGGCGAGCGACGTGGCTCTGCCCTGCGCGGTGATCTTGGCTTCGAGGTGGCCGCCGGTCGCGAACTGGGAAACGTAGAGGCGCTTCTGCGCGGGGGCCACGTACGACGCAGGCAGGTTGACCTTATCCCGGATAAGGCGCGCGGCGCGGGCGCGGGAGTCCCGGGCTATTTTATTGAGGGCTTGGGTGGCGGCCTTGCGACGGCTGGCGTTGTCTAAGCCTTCCAGCAAGTCGGTTTCCAGACCGTCGAAGAAGACGGCGAACTGGGACATTACTCGTCCGCCGGAGCTGCGCGACCTACGAGATCGGAGATGCCAGCTCGCGTGACCTCGGCCGTGATCGTCTGACCGTCGAAGGGCCGGGTGTTATCAACGTAATAAGCCTCTGACGAGGACAGGACGACCAAGACGCCGCGTGGGGGCGATCCGGTTCCGCCGTAGATGGGCACGAGCTGTTCGCGCCAGAAGACCATGGTCTCTTCGTCGTCGTGGTTCTCTGCGTAGGATAGGCTTGTCCCAGCCAGATCACCAACCAGACCGGTCCGGGCGTGGTAGCGCACGGTGATCTCTTCGTAGTTGGTGAGGCTGGTTGGGTCAGAGAACAGGAAAGCAGGACGCGACATGAAATCATGCAGCGCCCCACGAGCTTGTTCCCTGATCGCTTTGATCGACAAGGTTACACCATGTCCGCTGCGTCGCGGGCGGTGGTCAGTGCAGCAACCAGATCGGCCTTTTTGGCGTCAGCCGGATACTCGACCTCGCGCTCGTCCAGCTCGTCAGTCAGCTCGGCCACGGTCATTGCCGAAACGGCTTTGACCTTGGACTCACCGGAACCCTCGCCGGAGCCTTGAGCTGCCTGCTGGGCGGCTGCGGCCTTCTCGGAGGTCTGGGTGTTGGTCTTTGGCATTTTCGTGCCGTCGGGGGCTTTGACAGCCGCGCCCATGGCGACGAACTCTTCACCCTCTTCCTTCGTCGCGACGAAGGGTTCCAGAGGCTTGATGACCTCTACAACAGGTTTGGTGCCACGGCCGCCTTCAGTGGTGGCGGCTTTACCGGGCTTAACGGTGCGGTGGATTTCGGTCTTTGCTACGAGGTCCATGATTATCTCCGATGGGTGTGTGTCATACGGGCAAAACCCGGAGCCGAAGCTCCGGGTTCCGGGGAGGCCAACCTTTAGGCTACAACGCGCTTGCGCTTGGTGCAGTTGGGGTTGGTTGGGATCATCAGTGGCGCAGATTGCGACATGATGAAACGAGCCGAGGGGTCATCTTGATCCCACATCTTTGTGAAGATTTCGGCCACTTCGACGTTGGCAGCGCTATCAAGGATCGCGCCGAACGCTTTGACGCCATCGACCTGCGGGGAGACGTACAGAACGTCGCGCGGGTCCATGATGTCGGTGAACGAGCCGTCGTTGTTCTGGAACTTCGAGCCGGGGCCCGAGTAACGCCAGCAACGCAGACCGTTGGACAGTTGGCCAAGGAGCGTGAAGGGGGACATAGGATCAGTGCGGATGATGCCGCGCTTGATCAGAACCTCTTCCGAACCACGGTAGTCCGTGGACATCTTTTTCTCGATGTCCACGGAGCCCATGAAGGGGATGGCCGCCTTGGAGCCCAGAACGATGTCTGTGACGGAGCCGCCGAACTCGGCGTTGGCAACGGAGTCGATGTCCGCTTGCACTTCGTCAAAGATGTTGACGCCTGCGTCGCCCCAACGGTTGCCTGCACCCAGTGTAACGGTCAGCGACGCGTCGCGACCGAAGTCGAGGACAACGGACTGGCCGGGGCCGCCGCTTGGTCCTGCGTAGTTGATGGTGATGGAACCATCCAACAGGGCCTTGGCACCCATGTAATCCCAGAGCCGGAAAATGGCGTCGCGCTGGTAGTTCGTGATGCGGATCACTTCAGCGTTGTAGCGTGCCGCCGGGGTGGACAGAGCTTGACGACGTGTCAGCTCGCCGGGCTGCAAGGCCAGCATTTCGGACGGACGGATCGAGTCCTTCGGCTTGGTGTAAGCCGGTTTGAAGGTCTTGATCTGCTCGCCTTCACGACGATAGATCGGCTTGCCGGGTTCATTTGGCAGCATGAAAGGCGCGATAGGACGCGACGCCTTGATCTTGGAGAACGCGATTTCTTCCTGCGTGGAAAAGAACGAGTTCGGGTAGAACATGTCGAGCCATTGGCTCGTGCTGATCGTCTGACGGGGATCGAACATGACCCCGTAGAGGTCCAGCGGAGTGTAAATGTCGAGTGCCATAAAGCCTCGTCTCCTTGGTTGCCAGTGGGTCTTACGCGACCGTCATGGTGGTGGGTTTACGGATGATGATCGCGGTGGGCGATGGGGCCCCCCGGAACGCGGAACGCTTTTTGGCAGCGTTGTCGTAGGTGTCATCCCAGACCAACAGGTCGGGGTTGTAGACGCCGCCACGGATGACTTCGATCTCGACATCGCCAGCGGCCGCGCCGGTTGTGTCGATGGCGTACATGATGAAGCCGATGGCTTGGATCGTGTTCGCTGGCGTGGTCTCGTCCAGCTCGGCTGCCACGATGTTGTCGGAGCCGTCCAGACCGACGACCGTACGAGCAGGCAAAACCTGATCGGCGGCGACGCCCATGGGCTCGGAGTACATCGCTGGTGCGTCACCAGTTACCAATGGATCGGGGGACGCACCGATGATGTCTTCCGACTGACCTGCGACGCCAGCCGTGAGGTCGCCGTTCTTTGGGGTGATTAGAGCCATGATGTTACCTCTGTGGCTTGGGGTTTTCGGTCAGGCCCGAGCGGGCCGCCGGGTGAAATCAGTTAGTGCTTCGCGTTCGGGCCATGGCCGACAGAAGCGAAAATGCCGTCAACAACGGACATCTTTTCTTTGCCTTCATCGCCTTCGGTGTTCGCGCCGACGTTAGGATTGCCGTTTTGCATGGCCAGCTCGAAGCCAGATTTGGCAGCTTCGGTCTTGGGTGCTTCCGTGGAGGCTTTGGCCTCTTCAGGCAGCTTGGCCATCTGGGCAGACGCCTTGTCCGCGTCCACGCCGAGGTCAACCATCATAAGGGCTGCGGCTGGGCGGGTCTTGGCTTCTTCCGAGCCGAGGATCGCGTTCACGCGGTCGCGCTCTGCGGTCGCACCGGCAGTAGTGCCTTCGGAGACGCCCTGCGCTTTGCCTTCGGTCACGCCCTCAAGGCGAGCTTTGGCAACGGCAGCGTCCATTTGCTCTTGGGTGATGCTCATTTGTTCGTCCTCTAATTCGGCCATATCGTCCTCAAACGTGACCATTTCTTCGTCCAGTGATCCGACCTTATCAGCCAAACCTACGGCAATCGAGTCCTGCGCGTCGTACAACAGGGCTTCCGTCGCCTTGACTGCACTTTCCTCCATTCCACGGTTGCGGGCAACAGTAGAAGTGAAAACGTCGTAAGTGCGGTCAATCCGCTCCTGCATACGAGCTTTTACAGACTCCGGCAGCTTTTCATAGCTGTTACCGTCAACCTTGTGCGATCCCGCAAAGATCATGGTCAGCTTGATGCCGTTGCGGGCCATGTTCTCGGACACGTCCATATGCGCAGTCATCACGCCGATGGAGCCCGTGCCGCCGGAGCGCGTGACAGAGATGCTGTCCGCAGCCGAGGCGATGGCGTACGCGGCGGAATATGCAGCGTCGGCCGAGTAGGCCCGGATGGGCTTCATGCCACGCAGCGAGTGAATGTAATCGACCAGCTCGAAACAGCCCGCGACTTGGCCGCCGCCGCTGTTGATGACCAAGGCGATGCCTTTGACCTCGGGGTCATTCATGCCCCGGATCAGGGCCGCTTCGATGTACCGGTAGCCGGTCGCCCACGAGCCGAGCTGGTAGCCGAGCCGGTTGATCAGGACACCTTGGACCGGAATCTGAAGGACGCCGTTCTGCACGATGTACGGGCGGTAGGGGTGCTCGTCCCGTTGCCAGAAATCGTCCATGGAGCCCATGCGCTCATTGAGCATCGCAAGGGCTTCCGGGTCCGACGACAGGTGGTTGAGTGTGGCACTAAGTGCATCCGCTTTGGAGCCGTCGAACATGACAGGCTCGTTCACGAAAGACTGCACCATAGGGTGAACGCTATGCGTCATCTTTGGTCTCCGTTCCGTCTTTTTCTTCCTCGGCAGCATCCCGGGGGGAGCCGGAGGCAGCGTTGACGCTGTTGTCTTCTAGGAGCTCGATACCACGGGCGTCCCGCTCTGTCTTCTCCCGTTCGAGCTGGGCATAGGTTTTGCGCCAGTCCTTCCCGAGGCGGGCCAGCTCGTCCTCGTGCGTGGACAGGCCGTACTTGATCCGGAGGACCGCAGCTTGGGTCTCCTTCAGCTCGTCGATCTGGCCGCGAGCTGCGCCGATCCAGTCCGCTTGGGCCAGAGCCTCAAACATCATGTTCTGGTGGCCGTCGGTGTAGAGCATCGCAGCGTCGGACGCCGGGAAAGTCTCAAGACGGTTTTTGTTGATTGCCTCTTCCAGCCAGAGCCGGAAAATGGCGTTTGCCATGCCGTCCGCGATGATGCGCTTGCGGCTCTGCATAAACTTCCACGTGTTCGCCATGGCTGCACGAGCCGACGAATAGTTGGTCTTGGTGTAGTCGCGGGAGAGCTCTTCGTAAGACACGCCGAGGGCGGTCGCGACGTAGCGCAAAAGCGATTGTTCAAACTCTTGGCCGACGCCTTGCGGAGCTCCTGCGTTCTGGAAGTTTAGCTTCGTGCCCGGATACAGGTGTGGGATTTTGATGCCGTCCAGTAGCATGTTGCGCGACGAGCCGGTGTACTGGTTGATCGCGGTCAGGTACTCGGTGGCGTAGTCGGTCATGGCCTCGCCCGGGGACGCGTTGTCGCCGGAGCCAAGCTGTTCGTAAACCATGTTGGACGGCAGCTCGGACTCGATGGTCGCGGCGTACGTCGCTGCCAGCACGGCCTTTTGCAGGGTCACGTCCCGGAACTTGCGGGTGATCGCGATCTCGCGCAGACCTGCGGCGATGTCGGAGACAGCCCGGGTCTGATCCACGCGCTGCTGCTCGCGCAAGTACAGGACTTGCAAGCGGCCCCACGGCTTCCGCCATTTGACCTCTTTGTATGGTTGCGCGCCGAGGAAGCTGTTAAGCCGGTAGTCGGACGTGTGCGTCGTGCGGATGAAGGCCGAGACCGGGGCCCCGTAGGAGTCCATGCGGATACCGCCCCGGATCGTCGGGTCAAAGCCCTTGTCCTCGGGCGTGGCAAGCCGGTCCGTGTCGATCATCTGGATCGCGGTGTTGTACTCGCGCTGACCCTTGGGCCACTCGACGGTCGCCAGAGCTTCGCCGCTGAAAACGGTGACGCCCACGGCGAGCCGGATCAGGCCGGTAAAATCGTTCTGGCGTGAGGCGTCCACCCATTTATGGGGGCTCTCGGCCCAGAGCGTAAACTTGGTCTCGACCTCCTTCTGGAAAGCCTCCGCCCATGCTTCGTCCCGGCCGAGGACTTCCCACGCAGGCTTCGAGTTGAGCACGTAGAAGGCACCGACGATGGAGTCCTTGTGGAGGTTCGCACCGGCCTGCACGTAGGCGTCATTGCGGCCGAGGTCGCGTGACCGGGCGTCCAGCATACCCTTGTCAGGCAGCATGTCCACGTCGGCGGATTGGAGGGGCGGCCGCCAACCGGCGATCTGTTTTTCCATGCGAGACGCGCCGTCGTAGCCGCCTCGGCCAATAGCTGCGGACAGGATCGGGGGCGTGCCGACGAGGCTTTCGATGTCGTCGAGCTCCTGCGGGGTCATGTCATTCATTACATCATCCATGGCGTGAGGGGTCCGGTGACGGCTTTGCGTATGCCCAGCTCTTCCCGGAGTTCCGCGATGTATGCCCGCAGGCGATCCGCGTTGGCAACCGCGAACTCGACGCGCTCTCCGTTAGAGTCCACGAAAACCCGGGCTTGCGCGCCGGTCCGGAGCGTGTGGTACGCCGTCTCCGCTTGCTTCAGCCACGCTGTCTTCTGCGCTCGCTCTTCCGTGGTCATCGCCATTACGCCAAATCCTCTGCCAGCTCACTCAACGTCTTGCGCTTCTTCTTTTCCTCGAAAGGCTTTGCCGAAACAACAGGGTCGAATACCAAATCATTGCGATCCCATTCGTCTGCCCAGCTCGGAGGGTCCCCGATCAGGTCCATCCGTTCCAAGGGGATCAATGGGGTCAAAGTAGCCGCAAGGCAGTACGCTAACAAGTCCCAGCTTTCGTTCCGGTAGTTGCGGGGGTTGATCCACCCTTTCGCCTTGTCTTTCACTTCGACCGTGAGCTCGATGTAGAAGTTGTCATCGAGCCAGTTGGGGAAGACGAACCGGCCGCCGGGGTCCGTGCGGTCGAGCCGGTTGTTCACCATATCTTTGACCGTGTTGGTGTTGATCATCATCACGGGGATTTCGCCGCGTGCGCCCGCGTTACGGTCTTTACGTTGGGAGTCCGGGTGGGAGATCGCGACGCGCGGGGCAGCCTTGGCCGAGGCACCCTTCAGCAACAGGAAGCGCCCGGCCATCCCGGGGACCCAGTTGTACTCGCCCTCTTCCAAGGAATCACCCTCGGGCGTCTTCTCTTTGTCGTCGTCATCGCCGCCACGGAGCCAGCGCACGAAGTTGTACGCGTTCTCGGTCACGCCCGCTTTACCGCCGGAGTCGCAGACCGTCAGCTTGATCGCCATATGGCGGCCGGAGCCGTCAGCCAGCGCGTAGCTCTTTTGCAGGACTTCTTCAGCCACCAGCTTCCAATCCTCGGGGTACGCGCCGGGGTTGACCCACTTGTGCTCGCCGTCCTCGTCGATCCGCTTGGATTTCTTGATCTCGAACCGGTCGATCACGTAGACATCTTGGTTGGCCGCGATCCCGTGGACCTGCACGACGAAGCGGTTCTTCTGCACGTCGCAGGTCGCGATCAGGAAGCGCACGGGGGCAGGCACGACCCGGATACCCAGATCGCGGGCGCGGGCCTTGATCGTCTCGGGCACGCGGTCATTGGCCACGGACTTCGGGGTATAGGCTTCGCCTTGGTCGGTGTTGACCGTGGTCTTCAGCGCCTCTTCCGAACCGGTGGCGTCGTACTCTTCCTCGGCCGTCAGGTAGCGGTGGACGAGGGTTTTCCAGTCGGAGAACGCAGCCGCGACCCCCTTCAGCCAGAACGATGCGATGGACGAGCGGATGGGCGTGCCGACCATAAGGCCGTCAGGAGTCCACGTCATGCCGTCCCGGACCCAGCGGCCGCGCCGGTTCATCTCGTGCTTACCGAGCTGGCCTTTTTCGGGATCGGGGTTGTGGGTGTACTTGTGGTTACAGTGCGGACACACGAGGACCGCAGCCTCGGCCGCCTCCATCTTGTCCTCGGTCTCCGGGTATTCCAACAGCTCGAAGGAGGGCTCGAAGGCGTTGGAGCACTCGACGCATTGCCAGTACCAGCGCCGCCGGTCGCCCCGGTTGAACAGGGACAGGATACCGCGCGTGGGTGGGGCCTCGTGCCGGGTCTTGCGGGTCCACTTGGGGTTGTCCACGGCGTAGCCGGGCGAGCTCTCTGCCGCGCACATAGCGTACCGTCGGAAGGTCGTGGCCCGCTTGCGCGCAAGGTCGAACGCGTTGCCCTCGCCGTCCACGTCCTCGGGCATACGGTCATAGTCCGTCAGCCAGAGCCGGGGGATCGGCTTGCCCGAGAGCTCGTTGATCGTCGGCCACGAGAGCGTCAGGAGCATCCCGGAGCGGTAGTGTTTGTCGAAGGTGTTGTCCGAGCCCTTGCCCGGCACCAGCTTGACGCCGATCTTTTTCGAGTGCCGGTGGAGGCGGTCGATCCGGCGCATGGAAAAGTCGCGTGCCGTGACGTTCGAGGTCTGGATGACCATCATGTCCGCAGGATCGCAGACCGCAGAATAACCGATCCAGTTGAGGGCCATGTCGGTTTTGCCACACTGGGCAGGCCCGGCGAAAATCATGCCGTCGTAGTGGAGCGATTGCAGCTCGTTCATGGGCTCGATCAGGTACGGTGTCGTACCGTTGTCCCATTTGCCGACGTAGCTGCCGGGGTTGTTGATGTCCCGGTACTTCTCCGCCGCCTCGGCCACGGACAGCCGCTCTGGGGGTCGTGCTGCGGCCGCCGCCTCTACGATAAGGCTCTCGATGGTTTCGCCCACGATGGGCTGGCCCTTCAGGGGCTTGCGTCCTGCGATTTTCATATCAGTTGATCAATCTCGTCTTCTTCGCTTTCAACCAGCTCCACGATGGAGGCCACGCCGCTCGCCTCGCCTATAAGCTGGCCGAGCTCGTCGAGCTGCGGGCCTGACTGGACCTCGGCCATGTTCTCTACCAGCGCCTCGTACAGCTCCGATTGCAAGCCGTCGATCAGGGTCACTAGGAGCTCGCGCTGTTCGTCGGTCACGTGGACCTGACGTTCGAGGGTGTCCGTCCAGAGCTGCATGGTGAACTTGAGGGTCTGGAAGGTGGAGCCGAGGGCCGATCTGATCTTGTCCGTCCGCCAGAGCTGCCCGGCGTTCTCTTCCCACTTCTGCCGCTTGAGTAGCGCGTCCCAGACCGCCTGCTGAAGACCCGGGGGCAGGTCTCCCCGTTTGACCGCGCGCATGTACTCGGTGGACGAGTACGCGGGCGTCACGAGGAACGCAGCGGCCTTGGGCAGCTCGTAGAGCGTCGTGGTCATCTTGTCGCCGCGCCGGACCTGCGTCTTGACGGGGCAGTTGCCCAGCTTCCGCTTGACCGTCGTCTGGTCCATGTCGAACACGTGGGCCAGCCAAGCGACGGAGACGCCCCGGTTGAGCGGGTCCGCGTACAGGCCCTTGGTGTCGGGTGCCTGACGTTTGGTTTCGAGGTGCTGCCGCAGTTGGTCGTGCGATTCCGTCATGCTGCGATCTTTCCTAGTCTGACCCTCACGTGGTCACTTATGCCGTCTTGCGTTTGACCCCGCGCCAGAAGCGCCGGGAGGATACTTTCGTCAACCGTGCCCTTGGCCACGATCCGGTGCAGGAACACCTTGTCCGCCTTCTGCCCGGAGCGGTGCAGGCGTTTGATAAATTGCCGGTAAAGCTCCAAGCTCCACGTCAGTCCGTACCAGACCGCGATGTTGGAGCCGTGCTGGAAGTTTAGACCGTGGCCCGCGCTGGCCGGGTGCGTCAAGAGCATACGGATTTTACCGGCGTTCCAGTCTCGCATGTCGTTCCGGGAATCCCCAAAGATGCGGACGTACGGAAACCGTTTCTTGATCGCCTCTTTATCGAACTGGAACGAATAGGCAACCAAGACAGGCTGGCCCATGGCTTCCTGCATGATGCTTTCCAGCACGTCGAGTTTTTGGTCGTGGATTTTGACGGACTCCCGGGGGAGCTTCAGATCGGTTTCCTCGTCCCATTTGTCGCCCAGATACAGAGAGCCGTTCGCGAGCTGCAAGAGCTTGCCGGTCAGGACGCCGTTGTTGACAGCCTTGATCATCTCGGGATCGCCAGCCCGGTTGCGGACCTCCATGGCCATCTCTTTTTCGAGCTCCCGGTAAGCCTTCATGGCCTTCGGCTCCAAGGTGATCCGGTGGTCCTGCTCGATCATGGGGGGCAGGTCCAGATAGTCCTCTTCCCGGAGGCTGAAGAACACGTCGCTGATCGCGGCCATGATCTCCTTTTCAGCGTGGCCGAAGGGCTCCGACTTGCGGGTCCAACGGTCCTCCGAGAACCAGCGGCGCTTGTACGCGGTCATGGACGTGCCGAGGCGAGCCCCTTTGTCCAGAGCATAGATCGGGCCCCAGAGGTCGATCAGGCCGTTGGGTGAGGGCGTGCCGGACAGCTCGACGAACTTGGTGGTCTTGTGCCGGGCGCGTTGGATCACGCCAAGCTCTGTCAGGCGTCTCGGCGGTACGGTGCCGTCGGCCCGGGGCTTGGGCTTCGACCGCTTGCGCCCGGCCTTCAGGCGAGAGGCTTCGTCATAGACGATCATGTCGAACTGCCAGCGGCGGATACCGAGGGTCTGGTAGAGCCAGAGTAGGTTCTCACGGTTTACGATGGTGATCATCGCGGGGCTGTACTCAAGGGCCGCGCGGCGTTCCTTGAGGTCGCCGGTCACGACGCGGTAGGTCATGCCCCGGGCGAACTCCCACTTCGCGATCTCTTCCGGCCACGTTTCCTCTGCGACGCGGAGGGGCGCGATGATCAGCACGCGCTTGACCTTGCCTTGCTTCCGGAGCTCGTAGATCGCCCGCAGGACAGCGCCGGTCTTGCCGAGGCCCATCTCCGCGCCGAGCAGGAGGCCCGGGAGCTCGATGATCTTGTCCTTCATCCAAATCTGGTAGAGGCGAAAGTCATCGTATTTCAGGGTGACTGGGGGGCCGCCGTAGATCATCTCCAAGGACTCGATGTCCGTCAGGTGCTTCGGCAGAACGATTTTAGGTTTTCTCACACCAAGCCCTTCCAGTCGTTGTCGGTCATAGGGCGATTACTGCCTTTGACCAGCCAGAGGATCGTCAGTGCGTCATGCACGTTATCGCAAACGTGGACCTCGATACCAGCCGCGATCATCTCCCGGTGCTCTTCCCGTTGGAGGCGGTTGGGCTCTTTGAGGGGGGCCTTAAATTCGATGTAGACGGTGCCGCGATCCTTGCGCGCGAAGAGGCGATCCGGGGCCCCCACACGCCCGATCCATTGGACCTTGCGCACGAAGTACCCGGCTCGTTCAGCTCGCGCTACAACAGGTAGTTCAATCGCGGATTCCAGCACGCGCTTCCTCGTCAATTTTGACCATTTCCATAGCCACCGTATAGGTGACAACGCGTAAGGAAAAGCCAAAACGCCCACGGACCCGGCCAGCTCGGGTCAGGACGGCCTTGTCGTAGGTCAGGACCAGATCGCCCGGCAAAATCTCGCCCTCTTGGGTCCAGTCGCGGCGGACCTTCTCGCAGCCGTACGCGAGCCTGATCTTTTCTTCGACCTCTGTGGTGAACTGGCCGGGGTCTCCGGCGACGATGGTGGCCTGTCTCGACATGGTGTTAATCCTTACTTCTTTGGTGGGGGTGGGCCGCGACGTGCGGCTGGGAGGGCGTCTGGGGAGCGACCGGCTGGGGTCATGCTGGCCGGGAGCTCGGGGGTACGCGGGCGGCTCTTCGCGGCCGTTTGGTCCGATAGCTCTATGGCACGTCTGGCGATGACCATGCTGGTCGGGATCACGTTGGCCCAATCCTCGTCGCAAGCGGCTCGGCGGACCATGGCCGCGATGATGGGTGCCGCGTAGTGGTCTAATCTGGTGATCTTGGTCACGGGTTAATCCTTCATAAATACTTTGGTGGTGAAGCCTTCCGAGCCGAGGGGCAGGCCGTCGGCCCACCATGGCGACTCTTCCATGCACTCTTTCAAAACCGTAAGCTGTTCTTCGGCTTTGTCGATCTTGGTCAGCCCGAGGATTTGGTCATGCACGTGGAGCCGCATGTCGAGGCCCCGCGCGCGGGCGAGCTTCATGCCATAGACCAGAAGGTCCCGGGAGATGGCTTGGTCCACGTTCTCGACGATCTTGCCGGGGGTCGTATGCTGACGCACCCATTGCTTTTTATCGTTCAAGCCCTCGTACGTGATCTGCATTTTGACCGCGCCCCACGGCGTCTTGATAGGCTCGATCCGGGGCCGCAGGTAGTACAGGGGGCGACCCGAGGGCAGGATGACCTTCAGGAACGGACCGGACATGACAAACCGGATCAGGGGGCCGCCGTTTACCGCGTGCTCGACTGGCTTGCCCGTCTTGATCGCGCGGCGCATGGCCCGCTCCATGTCGTACCAGTATTCCTTCACCTCGACGAACTCGCGCCGGAAAATATCGACCGAGAGCTTGGAGTCTTCAGGGGTGAACGAGCTCACGCCCATGTTCCACGCGTAGCCCAGCAAGCCGGTGCCTTCGACCTCGCCCGTGCTGGCGTTTACCCGGCGTTCGCCCGGGCCCATGCCGTAGCCGCAACCCAGCGTGCCGGGCTTGCCGATTGTCCGCTTGGCGCTGTTCTTCAGGACCTTGTACTCGTGCCAGAGCTCGTCATAGGGCTTGTCGTAGAGGTAGCAGGCGAACGAGATGTATGGGTCCCGCTTGCTGCGGAAAACGTCGAGGATTTTGTCGCAACCCGACAGCCAGCCGAGCACGCGGTTCTCAATGGCCGAGAGGTCGGCGTCATAGAACATGTAGCCGTCGGGGGCCTGCGCTGCGGGCCGGAGGCCAGAGGCCAGCACGTCGAACACGTTGCCGTGGATCAGCTTCAGGGAATCGTGGTCGAGGACTTCGATCTGGTGGGCGATCAAAGGCTGCATTTTCTCGAAGCGCTTCTCCGGGCGCGGGAGGTTCTGTGGCTGGAAAATCCGGCCAGCCCAGCGGCCCGTCCGGGCAGCGCCATTCATCTGAAGCGTGTTCCGCAGGAGTCCGTCGGCGTCGGTCGCCCGGGCAAGCGCGTAATACTTTTTGATCGACGAACGCGAGGTTTCAAGCCGGAGGTGAAGTACCTCGTCGAGGACCCAGTTGGACTGATAATCGAGGTACTGCTGGTCCGACCAGTGGTCAGGCTTTTCGTCGAAGTAGAGCGCGGCCGTCTTGACGTGGGCTGCCTTCAGATCGTCGAACATGTAGCCCTGCGCCTGAAGCCACGGCAAAATCTGCTGGTTCGAGTTCGGGTTCGCGAGGCCCGTCAGATCGCGCATACGAGCGAAGCCCTCTTCCAGAGCTTGTTCGTAAATCCGGATCGCGTTGTGGACCATGTTGAGGTTGATGGGCAGGCCGTTGCGGTTGATATGCTGATCGAGGTGCCAGAGTTCCCATTCCTCGTCGGACATCATATGCGGGGCCAGCTTGATCAGCACGCCGCGCTCCGCCACCACGTCGCGGCGGTTGTAGGTCAGGTATTTGTCGTAATCCTCTTCGGCCTCGTGCCAGAGGACCCGCGTGCGCTGGTCGTTCTTGGTGGGCTTCCGGGGGAACGAGAACTTCCGCATTAGGGCCTTGCCGCCGCGATCCTTGAGGTGATCATCGCTCAAGCCGACGACCGGACCGGCTGCTTCCAGCTTGCCCGGCAGGGAACAGTGCATCGCTTGGACCATGGTGTCCCGCCACTGTTCGATGGGGACATCTGCCACGAGCTGCTGCGTGATCTGCATCTCGAAGGACGCGTTCCAAGCCCACTTTTCCACGTCGGGAGAGGCCAAAGCCTGCGCCAGCTCGCGTGGAATCGGCTCGCCCCGGGCCTTGTCCCATTGCTGCACCGGCCCCCGGTTGAGGGCGAACGCAGCCATAAGGACCTCCGTGGACGGGTGCTTCGAGTAAACACTCGAACCGACGGTTGTCAGGTCCGCCTCGGAGTAGGTTTCATAGTCAAGGTTGAGCCGATCCTTCGTCATTTAGCTGTTCTTCCTTTGCTTACGAGCGGCCTTGGCCTTCGAGCGATCCTTGCCCGAGGGCTTCCGTTTCTTCAGGGGTGCCGGGTCGCGTATCGGCTCGTGCATATGGGCGAGCGCGGCCATGATCCCGAGGGCCGGGAGTCGTACCGACCGGCGGCGGGCGCTTTCGTCACCCATGATCAGGCCAGCCAGTTTTCGTCGCGGGATTTGTGGCGAAGGCGCGGCCCGGGCTGCGGCTTGGGCTTGGCCAAGACATAGGCGTGGAACACCAGCGTCTCGTAGCCTTCTAGGCGGCCGTTCTGGGGGATGACCACGCCGCCAAGGCACGTCTCTGCGCTCTCCGGAATATGGTGGCCCGTGCCGACCATGGCGACGTTGCGTTCCTCTTTCGGGTGCGAAGTATCGACCTCCCACCAGACGCAGGGCTCACCGACTTGCAACATAAATGAAATTGGCTTCGCTCCGGCCGGGAGTACGACTGTGGTCAATCCTGACTCCAGTGGAGTTTTCCAGATCGTCTTCACGGGATTCTCCTTGAATTAAAAATGGGGGTGAGCCCGGTAAGAACCCACCCCCTAGAACGCGGCCGTCAAGCTGGTTCGACAGCGAGGCCGCGAAGCTCCCACGCCCGGGGGCAGAACCGGGCATGGGGGCTATCTCTTAGATCAGGGCGTCGTCGTCGTCGCCGTTATCATCATCCTGACCGATGTCGCCTTCTTCGCCAACCATGTCGTCGTCGAAGTCGTCATTCGGGTTCGATGGTGCCGCGCCGAACGCTTCGCCGTCTTTGTAGAACTGGACAGCCTTGACCTGCGAATTGACGCGCTTGCCGTTGTCATTGTCCTGTGCCCAAACGACGATGGTCGCGTTGACCTGACAGCCTGCGTACGGAGCCGCGCGGCCACCGGGCTCTGCGTCGATCCAGTTGCCGTTACCGTCCTTACGGTTGGTCACGACGGCAGGGCGGTCCTGAAGCTGCGCGTTGGCCGAGACGTACCGGCAGTCAGCATAGCCGTCCCAGTCTTCCAGATCGCCGTCGCGGACGAAGACCTTCTCGGGCTTCAGCTTGGGCCATTTGCTCTCGTCGCCCCACTTCTTCTCTTTCGCGGCGGCCGAGGCTTTCACCAGAGCGTCCATGACGGGCATTTTCTTGCCCATGTATTTCGCCATGGCGGTTTTGTCTTTGATCGAGTCCTTCGAGATCAGGAAGTTTGCGCCCCAGCTCTCGACGACCGTGCCGTCGTCCCGGGTGTTCTTCTTCGGCTCAAAGATGTTGAGGAACGACGCGCGCACGTCGAGTAGGATGACCTTTGTCGGGTCCATTTTCTTGTCGTCAGCCATTTTGCAGTCTCCTAGACCAGTGGTAAATCGTCGTCGTTTTCAAGATCGTCGAAGTCGGACGTGATGTCCGGAAGTCGCTGCCTCTTGTCTGATTCGGGGACCAAGATCGGCTTCGCCTCTCCTAAATCCACCATGGCAGCAAAGCGGGTCTGATAGGACCTTTTGCCAACCGTACCCTCGACTTGCGTCGGTGATAATAGCTTCTTCGTAAACGCCTTGTGAGCCAGATCGTGTTCCAGCATCAACTCGGCCCGTACGGGGTCTTTCCATTTACGAGGCGGATTGCGCCCCGGCACCAGCTTCAACCCGGGGGTCGGGCGGTGACTCTTCGCGTCCTGATAAGCCTCAAGGTGAAGCTGATCTAGGAATTTCTCGATCATCGAACGGTGGAGCAAAACTTGCGTCCGCTGTTCGGGCGTCAGGCTGCGTGCTTCGGGGACTTCCATCTCCGCGCCCGCGATAAAATCGTCTTCCAGCCCGTCAAAGTCCTGACCGACCTCGGCCAACAGCATTTCTGCCCGGGCCTTGCATTTGTTGACCCGCGCCGCCGGGCAGAACTGGCATTGCTTCGGCCCGGGGACGAACGGAGCTCCGGGCACGAGGCTGGCGTCGGCGTCAGCCCGGATACGCTCGCCTTCAGCCAACAGCTCGCCCATGGTCGTGACCCACGTGCCGCCGCCACCGGGGGCCCGGGGCTGTTCGATCATAATGATGACTTCGATGTCATCCTCCCAAGGCGCTCCGGCTTCCGCACGCATTGCCGCGTCCCAGCCGTCCGCTTCAGCCATGGCCTCAAGGAACATCTGCCGGGCGAACGTGGACCACGTACCGAGGGCGTAGAGGATCGCTTGGTCGTTATGGTCTGGCGACACGGGAACGCCTTGGCCGTACTTCCAATCGAACACGATGATCCGCCAGTTGGTCACGTCGATGATCGCCACGTCGGCCGTACCGAACTCGCCGGGGCCGACCCAGACCTCAAGGTTGACCTTGGTCTCGACGATCATTTTCGCGCCGGACACGTCATTCATAGCCCAGAGCAGGTCGAGCCCGTTGAGCATCGAATCAGCCATCTCCTGATCGAAGGTGAGCCAGCCGAAGCCCTTGACGTACATCTTGTCGCCCACGAAGCCCTGCGGATCGAGGCCGAACTCGACGCAGATCGCCGCGTACTCGTGGAACACGGTGCCCATGGCCGCCGCGATACCCGCCTCGTTCGGGATGCCCCGGGACGCGATCACCGAAGCCGGGCACGGCCGCCAACGGTGGGCGGTCGATGGCCCCCGCTCGGAGTGCTCAATCTCTTCGGCTTCGTCGCTCATTACTCGGGGACGATCTGACACTGGGCATAGGCGTAGCCGCTATCAATGCCGTCAAAAAACTCGTCGCACTGACCGGCGTCTGGGAATAGCAAATTGCGCTCCACGAGGCCGTCGCAGTTGGTCTCTTCTGGACCTGCGTCGCTGTTCTCGTAGGTCAGGGTGATAATGTGATCAGCCTCGTCCTCGAAGAGCGCGGTGTGATCCACGGTCTTGCGGGCAAGGAACTGGCCGTTAGGGGTCTCGAATAGCTTTGCAAACACGGGATGCCTCCGGACTATCAATCTGCGTTGTTCTTGTTTGGTTCGCAACCCCCGGCGACACGTGCAGGTGGGTGCCTGCGTCGCCGGGGGTCTAAAAGCGCGGCTGGGTCGGAGTTCCGCGCTTTATCCGTTTAGACCATCGCGTCGTCACCGTCGCCGTCGTCGTCGCCATCGCCACCGAAAGGGTCTTCACCCTCTTCATACGCGGTCAGGTAGCCCAGAGCTTCGTCGAACTGCTCGGGGTCAATCGTGGTGAAGCGGTCAGTGCCGAAGTGCTCGATGATCGTCTTGACCTGCAACTTGCGCTCTGCACGCTCTGCTGCGGTGCCGGTCTTCAGGAATGTAGTGACGCGCTCGGTCACGTCCTCGACGGTCGTCTCACCCTTTTGGGTGGTCGTCTTGGAACCGGCTGGCTTGCCTGCTGGCTTACCCGCTGGCTTGCCTGCTGGCTTATCCGCTGGCTTACCTGCTGGCTTACCTGCGGCAGCGCCGCCGACAGAGCTGATCATTTTGGTCATGGCTGCGGTGTTAGCTTCAAGGGCTTCCGCCAAGCGGACCATATTCTCTTCGATAGACATGTCGTTCCTTTCGGGTTTCTCTCGTCCCACGGTCGGGCAAGGGTTATATGTGACGAGGGGCTGCTATTGTCAACCTCGTGTAGCGTATGTATATGACGATTGTGAAAGCGCAAGAGGAAAGCCAATGCCAACGTACAAATCGCCGGGGGATGCCGGTACGCCGCTGCACCGGCTCCTTCTAAAGGCCGTGCCGGAAAACCAGCATGGCAATAAGACGATCCTCCACCTCGCAAAGGTGATGGGGATCAACCGCTGGTCCATCAATAAGTGGGTGAAGGCGGACCGTCTGGCCCCCGAGCGCGTAGTGCAGCTCGTCGAGGTCAGTAAGATCAAAGAGTACCGCGAAGACGGGAAGCACGTTCTCGGAGAGGCCCGCGTGACCCGGGCAGAGTTCGACCCGTTCGTTTACAACTTCTAACGCCATCGCGTATGGTGACTGGCGCGGCTGAGTCTACTTGGGAGGACTCGGCTTTTTCTCTCTCTGACTTTTAGGCTGACGCATGGCAATGAAAAACGAATCGTTCGTCGTAAGGTACTCTTACGGCACGGGCAGGAACTTCGGAAAAGCAACAAACACCGCCAAGTCACTCAAAACACTGAAAAGTTTGTTCCGCAAACCGATGGTGACGAACGAGCGGTTCAAGGACTACCTGAAGCTAAACGACAAAGACCAAGGCCACCTGAAATCCATCGCTGGCTGGTTCTATCGGACGCAAATTGAAGGCAAAAGCCGCAACCGTGGGTCAGGCTTGCCGTCCGACTTGCTGGTTTTCGACTTCGATTACGCGACGCCGGAGTACCTTGCAGCCCTATTAAACGGCGAGATTTGCCCTGAATGGGAGTGGTTTCTGCACACCTCCCGTCGTCATACCGCCGAAAGCCCCCGCCTGCGGCTCTTCGTGATCCTGAATAAGCCGGTCCCGAACGACCTATATGGCCCCGTTTCCCGGATCGTCGGCAACCTGTTCGACCCGGACATGACCAACCTCGATAAGGTGTCTTTCCGCCCGGCGCAGATGATGTTTATGCCCACGATCTCGAAGGATGGCGAGTTCATCTTTCACGAGAATGGTGGCGATCTCTGCGACTGGTCCGACGTGCTGGACACCTTCGAGCTGACCCGTGGCGACTGGCGCGACATCACCAACCTGCCGCAGGTCCCGGGCGAAAATGCCCGCGAATCACTGGAAAAGGCTGAAGACCCCACGGAAAAAGCGGGCCCGGTCGGCAACTTCTGCCGCGCCTATGATGTCATGCAGGCCATCGAAGCCTTCGACCTCCCTTACGAGGAAGCGGACGTTCTGTCCGGCAAACAGCGCTATACCTATACGGGCGGAACCACGACCAACGGTGCCGAGGTCCAAGACGACGGCCTCTTCCTCTATTCGCACCACGGCTCCGACCCGTGCTCGGACATGCTGGTCAACGCCTTCGATCTGGTGCGTATCCACAAGTTCGGTGACGAGGACGAAAAGTTCGATCCGGAGGGCAAGCCCATGTCGGCCCGGCCGAGCTGGAAGCTAATGCTCGAATCGCTGGAACACGACGAAAAGTACCGGAAGCAACAGGTCCGGGCACGCTACGACGCGTCCGCGATTAACGATGACTTCGACGACGCCGTGGACCCAGAAGACATCGAGATCGACCTCGACCACGACCCGGAGATCGACGAGTTGGTCGGCACGCCGGTCCCGCAAGCGGAGCTGATTCGGATCAACCGCGACGACGCCGCCGATCTGGGGCCGCGCACGCAGCTCCGGGTCAAGCGGGGCGATCCCCCGAAAGACTGGATGGACGGCCTTCAGGTTTCCAAGGACGGGATCATCATCGCGAACGCGCCGAACCTCGCCCAGATCGTGCAGAACGATAAGCGCACGCGGCACTCGGTCGAATATAACGAGTTCACCGAGCGGGTCTGCTCGCGCCGTCCGCTGCGCACGCGCATGACCTATATCAGCGACGGGCACGTGGCCGATCCGGTCAACGGCGACCCTTGGGAGGACATTCACACGATGTCCGTCCGGACGATGATCGAGAGCGAGAACGGGCCGGGCAAGGCCGGTTACGGCTTCAAGGTCTCCGACCGCGACATGGACATCGGGATCGAGCTGGCCGCGCGTCAGGGCAAGTTCCACCCCGTCCGCGAGTATCTGGAAAGCCTGCCGGAGCAAGACCTCGAACACGCCGAGACGCTATTCATCAAGTACATGGGCTGCCCGGATACGCCGTATCACCGCGAGGCTGCCAAGCTCTTCCTGCTGGGGGCCGTGGCACGGGTCTACGAGCCGGGTCACAAGTTCGACTTCGTGCCGATCCTCTTCGGCGCGCAGGGCAAGCGGAAATCGACCTTCATCCGTATCCTCGCCTGCGATTGGCACGGCGAGCTCAAGGCCACGTTCTCCGACGAGAACAAGCTGGTCGAGCAGATGGCCGGTGCGTGGATCATGGAGATGCCCGAGCTGTCATCCATCGGCCGCTCGGCCATCGAAGACGCCAAGGCGTTCGTCGCGGCGGTCAGCTCGCACGTGCGTCTGGCGTGGGCCCGCCGGTCCAAGGTGTTCAAGCGCCAGTGCGTTTTCATCGGCTCGACGAACGATGACGAGTTCCTGATCGACACGACCGGCAACCGCCGCTGGTGGCCGATCCGGGTCCAGATCAACATGATCGACACCGACGAGCTCCTGCGCTGCCGGGCTAAGATATGGGGCGCGGCCGTGGCCGAGTACAAGCGCCTGCGTGCCGAACAACCCGAGGGCGATCTCGATCTCTCGTTCCGTGACCCTGAAGCCATCCGGGAATCCGAGGCTATTCAGGAAGAGACCCGCGTGGGGACCGAGGTCGATCACTATTCCATGGTGATGCAGCCGTACCTCGACGCGCTCGTCCGCACCAACGGTAAAGACGACGACGATTTCGACGATGATCCGCGCTCCCTGCATCACCGTAAGTTCGTCGCGATCTCCGAACTCTGGACCGAGGCGCTGGAACAGAACAACCGGTCTCTGGCAAATGACCAGCGCGCGATCCGGAAAGCGCTCAAGATGTGTGGCTGGGTTCCCGGTAAAGACCCCGTTCACCACCCTCTTTACCGTAAAACGGTACGGGTTTACTTCCCGGGGATCGAAGCTCGGGCTCGCTGGGTCGAGATGGACGCCAAGGAAAGCGACTTCGACGACGACGACCTGATCTAGTCGAACCACAAGACGCAAGTTTTGAATCAGCCCGGGGCTCTCACGAGTTCCGGGTTTTTCTTTACCGGTTTTACCGAGATTACCGTATTTACCGAGTTTTGAGTCGGAATTTCAGTAAAACCGGTAAAAGTTACCGAGATTACCGAGATTACCAGCGTCCTTACGTTTTTGCCGTAATTTTCCGTTAGGTGCTAGGGCCATATAAATAAGGGGTTTGAGCGTCCCCACTTACGAATTACGGCAATTACGGCTTTTTCCCTATAGGCTGTCTCTGTCTCTCCGTGGCGCGTGGCGTGTGCAAACCGTGGCGGCAGCCTGCGCTTCCCCTCCTTGCTCTATAGTGTTTTAATGTAATAACCGTAATAAACGTAAGGTATAGAGCGATAACAAGGACTTAACGCCTCACAAAACGCCTCACACCCACCTCACGCTTTTAGGCAGTCATTTCGGTCTAAATCCGGGCCCCACGGTAAAGCCGGTAAACTCGGTAAAAAATACCAGTGAAACCCCAGTACCCCAGCAAAAATCTCGTGAACCGGGGCTCAACGCCACCCCCCGGGGCTACGGGTACGAGGGAGGGACCCAAGCGACCCCCACGGTAAACCGAGCGGCCCCCGTAAACCCGGTAAAAGGCCCCACCGTAAACCCGGTAAAAGGCCCCCACGGTAACAATGGTTAACCCGGTAAACCTCCCCCACGCGGTCCCGGCCCCCGGCCCCTCCGGTCTCCCCCGCTCTATTGGCGGCCTCCCCTTACCCCGTGTCCAGCTCCACCCCGCGTCCAGCTCCCCACGCTACCCGGTCCCGCTAACGCCGAACCAATCGCCCCGAACCAATCGGCCCGAACAGATTGGCCACAACGGGACGGCCCCCACGTCCAGCCCCCCACGGGAAGCGGCCCCCCTGTCCAGCTCCACCCACGGCCCGGCCCCCCTGTCCAGCTCCACCCACGGCCCGGCCCCCCTGTCCAGCTCCACCCACGGCCCGGCCCCCCTGTCCAGCTCCACCCACGGCCCGGCCCC